AACATTCATTGGTAAAGAGTTATTCTTCTTGAAATTATCAAGGAAAGCATCGGCGGAGAGTTGGTAGTTTCTTTTTCCTAGAAAGAGGTTGATATTACCGTCTTTCATATCCAAAGCGAGTGGATTGAGGAAATTATAACGCCAAGGCAGGCTATTCTTCTGAACCTTGGGTGTCTCGACAGCGATGTCGGCGGCTAGCGTTTTAAGGTATTTCTGTACCTTTGGGGTGATGTCTGCGTAGGACTTGTAGACAAACACATTACCAGTTCGGTATAGATTGTTGAGGTAGCGTTCTGAACGCTCTTTACCATCAATCCTCTTAAACCACTGTTGATAGAACTTCTCTACGCTTTTGTTTTCGTGTACAAGACTTATGCCCTGACAACCGAAATCCCCCATCAAATCAATAACGTTACGGACTATACCCACCTTATCGTAGGCATCCATACACATCTTGATAATGCGTTTCTGCTTTCTGGGAATCTGCTCCTCTGGCCTGAAGGAGTAATAATCACTACTGGTAAAACTGGGTTTAACGGAGCGGTTTGGCTCTACGTCAAGAAAATCCCTATGATAAGCTCTGGAAACACCATCGTAGGCTTCGTGTACGCCCGCAAATTCTTCGAATGCTTTAGCTTTGCCGGTAGCGTCACCGTCACTCCACGTTGATACATAGTTAGCCATCTATCATCCCCTGTTGTAGTCAGACTGTAATTGAATTACTATCTAACTATACACAAAAGATTAATAAATGTCCGACATATTATCAGTAAACCATGAAGGTCCGGTAAATAACTTACCCTTAGCGTTCTTATCTTGGTCTACAGTGGCAAAACCGCCGTAGAACTCATAAGCCTCTTGGTCTGGGGTTCGGGCTATAATACGAGCGGCCATGTTAGCCATTATGAGTGAAGAATAACGGTCTTTCCTCAGCTTACCCTTCTTGCCAGTATCTATGACCGTCTCAGGAGTATCCCACTTACCACGCCCAGATGGGGTCTCTGTCATCTTAATCATAGTCAACTCATCTTTGAGATCCTCAATTTCGAGAACACACTGCTCTAGGGTGTCGTAGTGACGCTCCTTCATATTGTCCTCTATACTGGAGAGGCCGAGGCTTACGGCGTCAAACATTGGGAATAATATAATTTTGTCTTCCATGTCTTTTCGGAGACCGTGATTAGCTTCTGACAACCAATCATAGTTAGCAAACTGGCACATCTCTAGAATGTGTAGTCCTCTCTCACCGTCAGTATCCTTCTCTTTGTCTTCATCTATAACTTCCCAGATAGGAATCTCTCCAGATTTGACCTTATCCTTATCATGTAGGGCTTCCATTACGGCTATACCCCCACCCTGTGCATCTAGGGCTATATGAACACATGGGAAGATTGTCATTAGATCTCTTATTCTTCTGGCACAGTAGGAGTAGAAATCAGTTTCGCTGGAGTATCCGCTCTTAAGACGCTCCCTATGTTGCTCCCTATTAGTGGTCCAACAGTGAACAATCCTACGTTGACTACCGTTTATCTCAATAACCACAATGCTAAAGTTGTCAACCTCAGAAGCGGGGTCTACCCCATACACATACCTACACATAGGGTCTCCCATCAACTTAGCCTGAAAACAGATGGGTTCCTGTTTTTGGTCAAGAATAGGGGGTCTATCATGATAGTCGTCTGTAACCACACATGACTCGATCAGGGTACGCTTGAAGAAGCCCTGAGAATCGCGTGTAAAGCACGCTCCGAACTCCATCTGATATATTCCAGCGTGGACCGTAGCCTTCGACCTAGCGACCTGTGAGGCGTCCATGAAGCCCTCTGGGAGTAGCTCATAGGGCACCCTCATAATAGAATAATCTTCCCACTCAAAGTCTTTAGGAGGATCTTCCCCTCCAAAGACATCGCGTAGCTTGTCCTTTCGACCCTTACTCTTTATGATAGTCTTCCACTTCTTCCAGTATTCAGCAAAATGGTTAAAGTCATAATAGGCCGTACCAGAGAGGATAATCTGGTTATTTTTGTTTCCCAGTGCATTCTCTTCTTCATCCCCCACATCCATGCCTAACTCTATAGCCCTCTTCCTCATAGCAATTCTACGAACATTTTCCACGGGATTAGCAACAACCGCAGCAAACCCTGCCACAACCGTTTCAAAAATTTCTCTGGGTATGGAAGCAAATTCATCAGAAACGATATCGTTAGCACGCTGACCACGAATTTTAGTACCATCACCAAGTGGTAAACAAGTAATACGAGATTGGTTGATACGCATAACACAACGGTCTACATCACGTCTCGGCCCACTATTGGAATCGCACATACTTCTCAGTACGGGGGCGTTACTCCAGATAGTTTCCATATACTCAAACAAAACCTTAGACTGTCGGAAGGCAGCACCCACAACGACAACCTTACGGCTTGGCATCAATAATGCCCTCATCATAACATAAAGAGATAGTATGAAAGATTTACCAAATCCACGACTAGCGATCAACATTGGAAATCGCCTATTCCACATCTCACACAAAAACAACGCTTGAGAGGGGAGAATATCAATATTGAAAATATGCTTACATATGAATGAAAAATACTCTGGTCTAGACATTAACCAGATTAGCTTGTAATTACAATCATCATCTCTAAAATTTATGAGATCCATTGGGTTGAAGAGATTCTCTGTGGAGATATCATCTAAGTTCAACCAAGCATCGTTTATGTTTTTTAACTTTACATTACTCATCTGTAACCTACTGTTTGAGACTGTCTATCGTTGGATATAGGTCGGAATTTATTACATGGTCTGCGAATCCGTGATACACCGTCTCTTCTGAGTTGAGGTACCAATCGCCGTCTTTGAATTTCCTTTTGAGTAAGTTTTTAACCTTCTCATGTGTTGGCTCTGTGTATTTTGCTTTGATATATGGACTTTCCAACATATGGTCTGCGTAGATGTCCATCATGTACTCCGCCTCTCTTTTTTCAAAGCTAGCTGCCTTTTGTACGTTTTGATAAGTACCGTCATAACCGCTACTGCCATAGTGGCACATAAAGTAGGAGTTGGGCATCATAACACGCCTATCTGCTGCCTGTAAAATAATACTACTCATGGACTCTGCTTGCCCATAAACGAGAATAGTAACAAATGACTGACATATAGATATAGCATCAAAGATAGCCATACCATCAGCCCATTCACCACCAATACTGTGCATATGTATGAGAATGGGTTTTTTGTTCTGACTATCTAACAGACGGATATTCTTATAGAAGGTACTTGCCATTCTATAGTCTACCCCCGGATCTTCATCCGTGTTTCCGACGTAGCTGTGTAGATATATCTCCCTATTACGAAAATCAATACCGTATGAATTGATGTCAGATATTGGATCTACATTTAGACTCACTTTTTTCTCCCTACTGAATAGTATTCGTTCACACGCTTTAGGATACTATTGATGGTGAGCTTCGCGTTTTTACGGTTTCCACAAAAGATAACGTGGATATTATCGTACATCTGAAACTCTATTAACATCTTGAGCATGTATTTGTTCGTGATAACAATTGAATCCCACTTTTTCTTGGGAATATCAGAGCTTTCTGGAAAGTCCATAACGTCTTCCAAGGTAAACTCCAGAATGATAAATCTAAAAGGAAACTCCTTTATCCTTTTGATCTCATCCATGAACCTATGCTTATCTTTCCCTAAGTTAATAGCCAACTCAGAGATACTACCCTTACGCTCTATACATAATTTGTCCTCAAGCCCTACTAGGGAATAGTCACCAGTGTCTAGTTTACGAACAACCATACCCTCACATGAGGTATAGCGTCCATTGAATTTCTCGAAGGTATAACCCTCTTGTTCCCGCGTGTCCTTAATGACCGTATATGGGGGTGCTTTACTTGGCATTTTTCCTTACTATCTCCATGAATAATGGTTCGTACATGTGTTCACAGTCCTTGATCTCCGCATGACAATCCCAACATAGGGTAATCCCATTGTAGGTGTCATATCTCAACGCTGAGGCGGTAGACCACTTCTTTATATGGTGAGCTTGAATACTTCTCTTACGACCACACTTTTTCTTACCTTTGGGCATTTGACATCTGAATTTGTCCCGTTTATAGACTCGCATACGCCACTCTTTGTATACAGGGTCTTCATAATTCCTTTTCACCTTTGCAAAATACCTTTGTAATCTTGATGTCGTGTTGAACTCTTTTGAGCAACTGTGCCGTTTCTAACGATTCTTCTTGTCTTAATAACATCTCAGAGAACTTACAAAACATGAAATAGCAAGCATCGTCCGGATTGTCAGCCTCTATGAAGATAATAGGATATAGACAGTTAAACTCCCTAAGACGAAACCGCTTGAGTTGCCCTAAAGCGGTTGTCATATCTAGTTTGACGGTGTAGATCTTCATTTTAGATCACTATTCACCATCATTATTATAAGGTCTTCGAAGGAATGTTTAGGGGTCCAACCAAGTTCTTTCTTAGCCTTGTCGTTTTTACCCTTTAGGTAATCCACTTCTGCTGGCCTGTAAAACTCAGGGTCTTGTACAACTAGGTTACTCCAGTCATCAATTCCCACGGATGAAAAGGCCACGTCTAGGAACTCGCGAATCGTATGAGTCTCGCCGGTGCAGACAACATAGTCCTGTGGACTGTCCTTTTGCAGCATCATCCACATCGCTTCCACGTAATCTCCTGCGTACCCCCAATCTCGAAATGCTTCCAAGTTACCTAGACGCAGCTTAGGAAAACGGCTATTGTTCGGACCATAAATGTAGTCCGATTCGGGTAACCCCTGAACCATAGGATCGTCTTCTGGATTTACTTCGTTTTTCCATTTTGCATATTCTCCTATCCACTTGGTGATCTTACGAGTGACAAAGTCCTCACCCCTACGTGGTCCCTCATGATTGAATAATATACCCGCACTGGCGTGCATACCATAAGCCTCCCTAAATAGCCTAGTCATGTGGTGTGCCGCACACTTGGCGATGGCATAGGGGCTTTGCGGCATGAATTTGGTATCTTCATCTTGATATTTTACCTCTATTGGAGGAGGAGGGTTTCTACGTGCCTCATGTTCTTCTGGAGACATTGCGTCGTACATTATGCCTGAGGTAATTGGTGGAAGGTAATCCTCACCCTCATATGTAATATCATAGCTTTTACCATACATCTCACTCGAACTAGCCTGATAGAACCTAGCCTGAATCCTAACGTCTACCATCGACTGTAGAATATTAAGACAACCCTTACCGGTGATATCCCAAGTCAAAGCTGGCTGTTTAAACGAGACAGCTACGTGACTCTGAGCGGCTAAATTGTAGATTTCATCTACATCTTCGTATT